GCCAACCCGCTCATCAATCACTCGGTCGATGTCATCGCGGTCTACGTGTTCGGCCAGGGCGTCACCATCTCGGGTCACGGCATCGCGAATGACCGTGTGCAGGCGTTCCTCGATGACATCGGCAACGTCCGGACGCTGACCGGGCTCGGCTCGATGCTCGCGCAGGACCGGGCCCTGACCTACGAGGGCAACCGGTTCTATGCCCTGTTCGGCAAGGCCAAGGAGGTCACGCGGGTCCGCAACATCCCGACCCTCCAGATGGTCGCGGGCGACATCATCCGCAATCCGGAGGATGACGCCGAGGTCTGGTACTACATGCGCCGCTGGACTCGCACGGACCGAGACGACAATGGCGCCACCACGACCGCCGCCCGGGTCGATTACTACCCGGACATCCACTATGCCCCGAGCGCGAAGCCGAAGCGATACGGTGCCGGGACCGATGCGGGCGATGTCCACTGGGACTCGCCCGTGGTGCACATCAAGGACGGCGGTCTGACCGGCGCCAAGTACGGGATGCCGACCAACTATTCCGCCCTGACCTGGGCCCGCGCCGTGTCGCGGGACCTGTCCGACTACGCCACGGTGAAGCGGGCCCTCGCCCGGTTCGCCTGGAAGTTCCTCGCGAAGACCCGCGCCGGCGCACGGTCGGCACAGCAGCGCATCGGCTCGACCGTCACGGTGGCCGACCCGATCGAGCGCAACCCGGCCCCGTCGACCGCCTCGATGGCGTTCCTCGCCGAGGGCAACGACCTAGCGCCGATCAAGACGGCAGGCTCGGCGCCCAACCCGGAGGAGGGCCGCCGGCTCGGGTTGATGGTCGCCGCCGGCGCAGGCGTGCCCGAGACGATCCTGTTCGGCAACGCGGATGCGGGCAACCTCGCGACCGCCAAGACGCTCGACCGCCCGACCGAACTGATGATGTCCGCCCGGCAGGGGCTATGGCAGGACCTACTGATCGAGGTCATCGGCTATGACCTCCGGCGCGCCGTGACGGATGGCTCGATCCCATCTGAGGAACCTGACCCTGACGCCGATGTCGACGGGGACGCCATCGTGGATGCGACCGGGATGGCTGTCACCGACGCGGCCCCGATGCGGCCGGTCGACGTGGTGCCCGACATCGCCTTCGTGGACATCCTCGAAGATGACGTGACCGCCCGGATCAGCGCCATCGTCGAGGCCGCGACGCTCGGCGCCGCCGGCCAGCGTGCGGACACGATCCCCGATGACCTACTCTCTCGGCTGCTCATGACCGCCCTCGGCGTGGAGGACATCGACGAAGTCATCGAGCGCATGTTCCGGGAGCCTGATCCCGACCCGCTCGGAGGCTTGCTCGATGACCCTGCCGCGACTCCGGCCGAACGCCAGTTCGCCGAGGCGCTCGACGCGTTCACGGAGCACCTCGTCACCGGCAACGGAGTCCGCCCACCGGGCCCGCGTGGCACTGGCCGTGGAGGCCGCACGCGACGCGCTCACCCGGCGCCGTCGACTAGCTGAGGGCGCCCCGCTAGAGGCCGCCCTGGAGCGTTTCCTGGAGGCGCAGTTCCGGGAACAGGGCCGCCTACTCGGTCTGGCCCTCCCCGGCCGTCTGGAGGCGCTGGACGCGCTCTGGGAGGACGTTACCATCCAGTCGACGCTCGCATTCGTGGCGGGCATCGAGGCCGCCTACCTCGCCGCGTGGCGGATGGGCGCTACCCGGGCCGCTGAGGACATCCATCGGTCGACCCGCCCGCTCGCGCGGGAGGCCGCCATCTACAAGCCGCCACCCGGGCTCGCGGCTGACATCCCGGCACTGGCGGGCTTCGCGACCGTCGACCACAAGGACCTGAGGAACACGCCGTTCGATGTCGCCTTCCCGCAGGCGAAAGAGGCCGCCCGTCGACGCGCCGCCGAGCTGGTCGCGAACGTCGACGCGCAGACCCGCGACCGCCTCCGGACCATCGTCACGAACGGCCGGGGCGAGCGACTGTCCCCGACTCGGATCGCCTCGAACATCAAAGCCGAGTTCCCCTACATGGCCAAGGGCTCGGCACTCCGGCACATCCAGAGCCGGGCCCACCTCATCGCCGTGACCGAAACGGCGTACGCCCACGAGCGCGGCGCGGCCTACATCGCGAGCAAGGGCACGGCCGCCGGTCTGACGATGGTCAAGTCGTGGCTGACGGTCGGAGATGGCGCCGTCGATGATGTCTGCGCCTTCAACGAGGTCGCCGGCGAGATACCCGCCGGGGACAGCTTCGGGTCGGGCGACACGGAGCCGCCAGCCCATCCAGGGTGCCGGTGTACCGCCCAGTACAGGGCGCTGACCAGCGCGGAGCTAGGCCAGGAGGACCCGTTCGCGCCTGGCGGGCCGTTCGCGATCGCGCCGGCGCTCCCGACCGCGGCCGCCGGCCCGACCTATCGACCACATGGCGAGTCGGCGCTCAAGTTCGCCAACGATGAGCGGAAGCTCCAGGCGTGGGCGGATCGTGCGATGCGAGGGGACGCGTCGGGCTACAACATGCCGGGCTCCGTGCGCGGCGCGTTCCGCGACTACTCCGGGTCGATGTACCGGGACCTCAACGCCACGCTCCGCGGCAAGGTCGCGACCAACGGCAGCCTCCCGTCACGCATCGCCGAGACGAAGGCCGGGCTCGACAAGGGCATGGTGGCACTCCGTGGCACGCTCGCCGTGCAGATGTGGCGAGGGGTCCCCGACCGGACGGCTACCAAGGCATTCAAGGTATCCGCGCCCGAGGACATCAAGGTCGGCATGGAGATGCGAGACGAGGCATTCATGAGTGTGTCCGGCGACCAGCGGGTAGCGCGCAACTTCGGCGACTTCGTCATGGATGTCCGCGTCGCGCCCGGCACGAGGGCGCGCTACATGGGCTCGACCACCGATGGCGGCGCCGTGTCCGGACTGCCCCACGAGGCCGAGACGCTGCTGGAGCGCGGGATGACCCTCGTGGTGCGCGAGGCCCCGGTGCGGCAGGGCAGCCACTGGCTAGTCCGGGTCGACGCCTACCATCCGCGCACGAAGTAGGGGGTTGACAAGTCTACCTGGCGGCATCGGGAACGCGCGGAACTGGAAGCGGCTCCAATAGGACCCGACGATGACCGATCAGATCAAGGCCCCCGCTCATCAAGGACATGAGCGATGTGGACCTCGCGGCCTACATCCCCGTATGTAGCGTATCCTACTCCCCGGCCACCCGATGAAGCCGAGGACGCCATGACCGAGCCGCGCCACCCCTCCCGCTTCGCCGAAGAGCCGGCATGGTCGGCACCCGGCGATCACACCGCATACGTGACGGTCCTACTGCCCTACGCGAGAGGCGCCCAGCGCGCCATCCTCGAACGGGCAGCGACCCGGCGCTACTACTCGGACTGCACGGAGGACGAGCAGGCCGTCGTGCTGGCTGTGGCAGCGCAGGCGACCGCGGCCGGGGCGAAACTCGACTGATGACGAGCTAGGCGGGGCTGGGCCGGGCGACCGGGAGTACGCCATCCCGGACCACGAGGCCGAAGGCGCGGGCACGCGGGCAAGACTCGACCGCGCCGCTCAGCCTGGCCCCGCCTGGCTCGTCATCCACCCTTCGCGCCATGCTAGGATGCTGCCCACTTGCATCCAGCACGGTATCGCGCTACGCTCCGGTGCAGCGGGCGCTCGGAGGGGTCCATGGACATCACGCATCTGCTCCGCTACATCCTCGAAAGCATCGAGCGTGAGGTAGCGTCCCTCCCCACCGTCGCCGAGGCCGGCCGCGTGTTCAGCAACGCGAACGAACAGGCACTCCGCGCGGTCGCCGTGGCGATCAATAACCTGCTAGCCCAGGTGCAGCAGGCGCCGGCCGCCCAGCCTGTCGCCGGACCCACGGCCGGTGCTCCCGTCGCAGGCGCACCGACGCCGGTGCAGGTCCAGCAGGCCATCCTCCCCTACGCCGAGCCGATGTCGATCCTTGCGCAGGAGTCCGTGATCCCGCTATCCGAGGCCGCGAAGGGCGGGAAGGGACTCATCAAGGTCATCGACGCTGGCTGGGGCTCCAGCGGCTTCTATGACCGCGCCGTCCTGGCCCGGGACGCCGGCGTGGCATTCCCGTCCGGGACCAAGATGTACTGGGACCACCCGACCACCGAGGAAGCGCGGACGCGGCCCGAGCGATCGCTCCGGGACCTCGCGGCCGAGACGACAGGACCCGCATCCTGGATGGATGACGGGCCACAGGGTCCGGCGGTGTACGCGCCCGCTTCGGTGTTCAGCAGCTACCGCCCCGCGGTGGAGGAACTGCGGGAGCATATCGGCGTGAGCATCCGGACCCCGGCGATGGTCCGCAACGGCGAGGCCGAAGGCAAGCGTGGACCGATCATCGAGCGCCTGCTACCATCGCCAACCAACAGCATCGACTTCGTGACGATCCCGGGGCGGGGCGGCCGAGTCGTGGCACTCTTCGAGGCAGCACGCGGGCAGAACACTGACACGGAGGTTGATGACGTGAGCGAGGCAGAGCTAAAGGCCGCG